TTCTGTTACTTCTTCATCTTCAACAAAAGCATCATTCACTAATGTTTCAATAATCTTAACATCATGTGGTTGTGTAGCAAACACTTCATCAACAAATTTTTCAAATGCTAGATAGTCTTTCTTATCTTCTACGATAATCTTGACAAAAGAATTTGCACAGAGAGAGGTATCGAAGCTGAGATGAGAATCAGTAGAATCATTATAAAAGATTTTCTGGAAAATCTCATAAGGGTTCTTGACCCGCTTGAGTTTATTTGTCTTTGGTTCATAGAGATGAAATCCTCGCTCGTCTTTGTAATCATTCCAAAACATCTGATAAGGATTACCGAGATATGTAATGTTACCGTTGGAAGACTTATGGTGATAGTGTCCAGAGAATACTTGTTTAAACTTACTGAAGATAGAAGGATTCATCCCATGCTCCATCTTCATGCCAGGAGTAACTTCAAAACCATTCAGCTCTAAATGACCCATTGCAATCTCAGCACTGGTGTCATTAATCCATGTCATTGTCTCTTCATAGTTTTGAGAGTTAATCCAGGGCAGCATAAGAATCTTAGTGCCATCAATCATCACTGTCTCTGGGCGAGAATAGATTTCAATATTACTGAAGTCTTTTAGCAGAAGTTCTGGCGAATTAATCTCATTCGTATTCTTGTAGTAGACACAATGATTACCAAGAATCATGTGAACGAAGATACCCATATCTTCAAGACGTTGAAAATAATGAGTACGCACACGATTCCAAACGTTGAAATCAATCCCCTTACGATTATCAAACGTGTCACCGAGGTCAATAACAGTTTTGACTCCAGTTTTTTCCAGGGTAGGGAAGAATACTTCGTCGTAGAATTTTTTGAAGTATTCCCAAAAAGCGACACTACCTTTTCTCCCGTCTAAATGTTGGTCTGTAATCAGTGCTACTGTCATCGTTTAGATCTCATCTCAAGGGATTCTTTGATACTATTCATATCGGAATGACTGCTATTATAACCAGCCATATCGGATCCGTAATTGTCTGTATACAATACTTCATCAAATCCAGACTTCTCAAGGATTTTGGTTTTGATTTCTAATTGCTTTTTCTCCTTAGAAATTCTTCTAAGAAAAGCGAAGTAAATAATCTGGGTAAAATAGGCAAAAGGATTGGTTGATTTTCCTGGATCGAAATTGTGAATATACGTTAAACAATTTTCAATCCCATCACATATCATGTCTTCACGAAACATGTAGTTGACAAAGTTTGGTTTGTATGATAGGTGTGTGGCAATCTTTAAAAAACATTCACCAATATAAGAAGGCACTTTTGGTTTACCTTCCCAATTTTTTGATCTATCTTCTTTGTCTGGATACCTAGAATTTTTATTAAAAAAATCTTGCTCCACTTCTTTACGATAAACCATTAAGGCATCTAGGAAATCTCTGTTATTTACATAGTTTTCTGTTTTTCTTTTTGCCATTTTACCAATATCCTTTGTGCGTATTGTAACACAGGTGCAGATAAAAAGCAAGGGGGCTTGACAGACCCCCCTGATTCCATGTATAATTAACGATGTCGAGTTTCAAAGGTGTTATTAGCTTCTATTAAATATATCTTCTAAAGATCTACGAGCTTCTTTAATCGATGATAGATATCCTCGTTGCTCTTTGATATCTACTCTTGTTGATTCT